CAACAAGGTAAGACTACTACTTCAGTTGCCTATATCTTATGGTATACGGTTTTCCAATCTCATAAGAACGTAGCTATCTTAGCAAATAAAGCCGCAACAGCTCGCGGTATTCTTGCAAGATATCAGCTAATGTATGAGAACTTGCCTAAATGGATGCAACAAGGTGTGGTCAATTGGAATAAAGGCGATATTGAACTTGAGAATGGATCTAAGATCTTTACGGCCGCAACAACTGCGGCAGGTATTCGTTCTCAATCAGTTAACTTATTGTATATTGACGAAGCAGCAATTATTCCAAATAATGTAGCTGAACAGTTCTTTACTTCTGTATACCCTGTAGTTTCTGCTGGTCAGACTACAAAGATCATCATTACTTCTACACCATATGGATATAATCATTTCTGGAAATTCTGGAATGATGCACAGAATAATCGTAATGACTTTGTGCCATTGTTTATTCCATACCACGAGATTCCCGGTAGAGATGATAAATGGCTTGAAGAACAAAAGAGACAGTTAGGTGAACTCAAGTTCAATCAAGAAGTTCTTTGTAACTTCCTTGGGTCATCTGCAACTCTTATTGGTTCTGATGCTATTGCTAAGATGTCAATTATTGATCCTATTCATAGTTATGATGGTCTTGATATATTCTTAGAACCAGAACCACATGCGGTTTATGTCATGACCGTCGATACTGCAAAAGGAGTTGGGGGTGACTTCTCTGCGTTCACGGTCGTTGATATATCCACTATTCCATATAGAATTGCTGCTAAATATAAGAACAACGTAATTAGCCCATTGCTTTATCCTAATGTGATTAATGAGGTTGGTAAAAAATATAATGATGCATTTTGTTTAATTGAACTGAATGTAAATGAACAAGTAGCATATATTCTTCATACAGAATTAGAATATGATAACATCTTATTCTCTGTTAAAGAAAAGAGCAGTCAGACAATTACATCTGGATTTGCAAGCAAGAGCATGCGACCAGGAATAGTAATGGATCGTAAAGTAAAAAGAATTGGTTGCCATAACTTAAAATCATTAATAGAAACTGGCAAACTTCTCATCACAGATGCAGACACTATCTCTGAAATTTCAACATTCATTGAAAAAAGAGGTAGCTTTGAAGCTGATGAAGGGTATCATGATGACTTAGTAATGACCTTAGTTATGTTTGCTTGGCTTATAACTACTCGTTATTTTAAAGAAATAAATAGTGTTGATCTTAGAAAAGCATTATATGAAGCTAAGATGAAACAAATCGAAGAAGATATGGTCCCATTTGGTATAATTGATACTGGATTGCCGCCCCCAGCAATAGTGGAAATGAGTGATTTTGATAAATTCTTTTACGATAATGATTAAAATCAAAGAAATATAAATACTAGAACATAGATTAATCACCTTTTCGAGAGGGAGAATAAAAAATGGCATTTCAAGTAAGTCCCGGAATTAATGTATCCGAAATTGAATTAACCACAATAGTACCTGGCGCAGCCACCACAGAAGGTGCTTTTGCTGGCGTATTCCGTTGGGGTCCAATAGATAAACTAGTCCTTGTAGACTCAGAAGAAAATTTAGTTGCTCGGTTTGGAAAACCAACTAATTTTAACCCAGAAACATTCTTTACAGCTGCAAATTTCTTATCATATGGCAATCAACTTTTTGTAAGCCGTGCAGCAAATACGGCTGATGCAACTGGTGCAACTGGTGTTCTTTCTGCTATGGCAAATAGCGCCTCAATTACCAGCAACTTAGTTCATCTAGTTCTCAATGCTGATGATTATGATACAAAAGTTGCAAGTTTTGAATCTGGCGTTCAGTTCATTGCTAAGTATCCTGGTGCACTAGGAAACTCACTTAAAGTTTCTGTTTGCAGTGCTGCTAATCAATACACACAAACCATCGATTTTCTTTCTGGCAATACTGTTGGCACTGCCAATGCATCATTCGGTAATGCAACCGCTACAAAGATTGATTTTACTGTTGGTACCAATACTGCCACTATTTCTTTGGTAAATACTGCTGTTTTGACGGGTAGTACTCCTGTACCCTATGCAAATACAGTTGCAAACCTATTCTCAATTGGTGATATCTTAGAAGTAGGTAACAGTTCAATTGGTAAGCAATATCTTAAAATTTCTAATGTAAGCATTCTTGTAAATAACTCTGCCGGTACAAACACCGGTCAGGCTACGATTACATTAAATCTTGCTTCCAAATATACTCTATCTTCTAATTATAGTTCAAATACTGTCGTAAGAAATTGGGAGTATTTTAATAGTGTAGATTCTGCTCCTGGTCAATCTGAATTTGTGGCAAACTTTGGTAACACCGCAGCAAATGATGAACTTCATATCGTTGTTGCCGATGAAGATGGTAAGTTTACTGGTGTACCAGGAGCAATTCTAGAAGTTTATAAAGGTCTATCACGCGCAACAGACGCAAAGACTAATGATGGAACAGGCAATTATTACAAGACTGTTCTAAATGATAATTCAAATTACATTTGGTGGGCAACTGATCGTTCAAATGCAGTATCTAATACAGCAGTAAATATTGCTTCTTCAACAAATTCAAAGCCATCAACTCTTTCATTTGTTAATGGTTCTGATGGCGCTGATGAAAGCACAATCACTAATGCTGCTCTTGCTCTTGCGTATGATAAATTTAAGTCTGCAGAGGATGTTGATATTTCTTTACTATTACAAGGTAAAGCAAGAGGATCTGCCGGCAATCAATATGCACAACTTGCAAATTATTTGATTGATAATATTGCTTCTGTTCGTAAAGATTGCGTAGCTTTTATTTCGCCTGATCGTGCTGACGTTGTTCAGAACTCAGGTAAAGATGAAGCACAAGATATTGTGGATTTCCGCAATGCACTTACCTCTACTTCATATGCAGTACTTGATTCTGGATATAAGTATCAATATGATAAGTATAATGATGTTTATCGTTATATTCCACTTAATGGTGATATGGCTGGTTTGGCTGTTCGTACAGATAGTGTAAGAGATCCTTGGTATTCACCAGCTGGATTCAATCGTGGTCAAGTTAAGAATGTAATTAAACTTGCTTACAATCCAAGTAAAGCTGATCGTGATCTTCTTTATAAGAACGACGTAAACCCAGTAGTTACTTTCCCAGGTCAAGGAACAGTTCTTTACGGCGATAAGACTCTACTCGGTGCTCCAAGTGCTTTTGATCGAATCAACGTTCGTCGGTTATTCATTGTTCTCGAGAAGACTATTGCACGTGCTGCTAAGGGTCTACTCTTTGAATTCAATGATGAATTTACACGGGCTCAGTTTAAGAATATTGTTGAACCTTTCCTCAGAGACGTCAAAGGAAGACGTGGAATCTATGACTTTAAGGTAGTGTGTGATAGCACAAATAATACCCAAGGAGTCATTGATAGAAATGAGTTTGTAGGTGACATCTACGTTAAACCTGCTCGTGCAATTAATTATATTCAATTGAACTTTGTTGCAGTGCGATCCGGCGTAGAATTCTCTGAAGTAGTTGGTCAGGGTTTTTAATCTAAAGATAAATAAAACAACTATATAGGAGAGCTTAGATGGCATTTAATGTAAATGATATTAGAAGTCAATTAATACTTGGAGGAGCAAGACCATCGCTCTTCCAGGTCACAATTCAAAACCCAGCTAATAGTGCTGGGGATATTAAAGTACCATTCATGGTTGAAGCTGCAGCAATCCCAGAATCAACCATTGGTATGATTCAAGTTCCTTATTTTGGTCGTAAGGTTAAGATTGCAGGTGATAGAGTTTTTGGTGCATGGACTGTTCAAGTAATTAACGATGAAGATTTCCTTATCCGTAATGCAATGGAATCATGGCTAACTTCAATAAATACTCATGAAGGAAATATTACTCAATATGGTGCAGCTTCACCATTGCTTTATAAATCACAAGCACAAGTAGTTCAATACTCAAAGACTGGTATTCCAATTAGAACATATCAGTTCAATGGATTGTTCCCAACAAGTGTAGCTGCAATGGGTCTAGATTGGAATGCAACAGACCAAATTCAAAAATTTCAAGTGACATTTGAATATGATTGGTGGGAAGTTTCTGGAGGAATCACCGGCGACGCTGGTGGTACTTAATAAACATGGGGGTATTTTTGCCCCCATTTTTTAGTGGAAAAATATAATGGCAAGCATTTTTGGATTTCAATTTAAGCGTAAAAAAGACGAAGTAGTTTCTTTTGCGCCTCCAGTCTTTGATGACGGTGCCGTTGCAGTTGCTGCAGGCGGCGCTTATGGCACTTACGTTGATCTTGAAGGATCAGCTAGGTCTGAAGCAGAACTTGTTACTAAATATCGAGAGATGGCAATGCATCCTGAAATTGATGCTGCTGTCTCCGATATTGTGAATGAAGCAATTTCCGATGAAGAAAGTAAAGGTGCCGTTCATCTTAATCTAGAAAATCTTCCAGTTGCACCAAAGATTAAAGATCTTATTACTGCTGAATTCAATTATCTTCTTGAACTATTTGAATTCAATACAAGATCCTATGATGTATTTCGTCGTTGGTATGTAGATGGTCGCTTAGTCTATCATGTTATCATTGATGAAAAGGCACCACAGAATGGTATTAAAGAATTACGATATGTAGATCCACGTAAGATTCGTAAAGTACGTGAGATGAAAAGAAAACCAATTGCTGATTCTGGTGTTTCTGTTACTCAAGTAGAATCAGAATATTACATTTATAATGACAAGGGATTCCAAACAAATATCTCTGCTACTTCAAATGCATTTGGCTCAAATGGATTAAAGATCTCAGCTGATGCAATCCTTGGAGTCAACGCCGGTATTCTTGATAAGAATAATCAATTAGTTCTAGGTCATTTACATAAGGCTATTAAAGCTTTAAACCAACTTAGAACTCTTGAAGATGCTACACTTATCTATAAGATTTCACGCGCACCAGAGCGTCGGATATTTTATATTGATGTAGGTAATCTTCCAAAGATGAAAGCTGAGCAATATCTTCGTGATATTATGACTCGCTTTAAGAACCGTGTAGTTTATGATTCATCAACGGGTGAAGTTCGAGATGATCGTAAATTTATGACAATGTTAGAAGACTTTTGGTTACCACGTCGAGAAGGTGGCCGAGGTACTGAAATCTCAACTCTTCCTGCTGGTCAATTATCCGGTGATCTTGAAGATGTTAAGTATTTTCAACGTAACCTTTATAAATCATTAAATGTTCCTGTCAACCGACTTGAACCTGATAACACATATACGATGGGTCGTGCTACGGAAATTACAAGAGACGAAGTTAAGTTTACTAAGTTTGTTTCAAGACTACAAACTAAGTTTAGTGAACTATTTCTTGATGCATTAGAGAAACAGTTAGTCTTAAAGAGAATCATTGCACCAGAAGAATGGCCTTCACTTGCAAACAAATTTAAGTTTCAGTATTCTAAAGATAATCAGTTTACTCAGCTTAAACAATTAGAAATCATTCGTGAAAGAAATACTATAATGTCTGAAACTGATCCATATGTTGGTAAATATTATTCAACCGAATGGATTAAGCGAAATGTATTACGTCAAGATGAAGATGAAATGCAAACCGTAATGACCCAAATAAATAATGAAATCAAAGCTGGTATTATACAGTTGGCTCCACCTCCTGGCGAAGAACCACCAAAAAAGTAATTTATAAATAGGAGATACGCATGGCAGAAGTAATTGATTTAGTAAAATATGCTGCTGATAATCAGCCAATAGATTTTGGTTCTACTTTTAAAGAACTACTTGGTCAAAAAGCATTAGAAATAATAGACGCGCAAAAACAAGAAGTCGCAGTTTCGATGTTTGGTAATGATCCAGATGAAGATGATTTTGATGATGAAGAACTAGAACAAACTCTTGATGATATTGAAGTAGATGATTTGGAAATTGATGATGAGATCGAATTATCTGACGACGATATAGAAACCGGAGAAGAAGATGAAGACTATTAAAGACATCATAGAACTCTATAAGCCTAAGTCAGCTGACGAAGATCGTTTCGTCAAGAAGCACGTTATTAAGAAAACAGAAGATGCTAATGGCAATAAAGATGATGTCTTTAATGCAACGAATGTTAAGCCTACAGAACGTACACCTAAGCACGGCTATAACCCAGGTGAAGATGAACAAGTGTATGAAGGTTATGAAGAAATTAGATTTGATGATCCAGAAAATAATTCTAAACCATCTGGTTCAACACGTGATTCACGGAGTCGCAGTGAACGTATTGATGCCGAAATGAATAAATTAGGAAATCAATATGGTCGTAAAAATTTAGCTTCAAAAATTAAAAAGAAATATAGCCTTAAGAATGAAGAAACTGTTAGTGAAGACACTCACACAGATCATTTTAGATTTCTTCTTCCTTTACAGAAAGCCGGAGTTCCTGCTCCTTCTAAAGAAAGAGCTATGGACTTAATTGCTAAGCATGGTGATCCACTTAGAGCTGGCAAAGCATATGTTGATCGATATAAGAAAATTAAGAATGCGGCTAATAAAGTTCAAAAAGAAGAAATTGAACTTGATGAAGCAAGAACCAAAAAAAGTCCAATTGAAAAACTTTACAATCGTCCATCAATGCAATTCGCAAAAAAATACACTAATAAAAAATCACCTGATGAAAGAAAGATGGAACGTCTTGGGTTTCCAGCACGTCATCTTCCTAAAGAAAAGAGGTAATTAATTATGCCAACAGTTATCAATAGAAATGGTCTATCAGCCGTAATTCATGTTACGGCTAATTCAACTGTAGTGATTGCCGGTAACTCATCAGTGAGTAATATTGCTTCTGGCAACAGCACAGTATATGAAACGCTTACTGGTGGTAACATTACTCAGATCTGGTGGGGTGCTCCTGCTGGATACTGGACTGTAAAGCGTGGTGCAAACACAGTACTTGTTCTTTCTGAAACAGGTTATTTGGATTTTGCCGGTTGTGGTTCTTCACTTATGATTGATGCAACAGCTAACGTTGTTGCTAACCTTGTGACTTCAGCCACTGGTTTCTTAATGATTGAAGTACAAAAGACACCAACTAGCACAGGTTATACTGCTTAAGGAACAAACATGAAACTTATATGCGAGCAAATAGAAAACGTACGTTACGTTACAGAAGCTAAAGAATCTGGTAAGAAAGATTACTTCATTGAAGGCATATTCATGCAAGCCGATCTTCAGAATAGAAACGGAAGAGTTTATCCTGTTTCTATTCTAGAAAAAGAATGTGCTCGTTATATGAAAGAAGCAGTTCAACAGAACAGAGCTTATGGCGAGCTTGGTCATCCAAGTGGTCCTTCTATTAATTTAGATCGTGTATCACACATGATCAAAGAACTTCGTCAAGACGGATCCAACTTCATTGGTCGGGCAAAGATTATGGATACTCCTATGGGTAACATAGTAAAGAACCTTATGGATGAAGGCGCTTCTCTTGGTGTTTCTACGCGTGGTATGGGTTCAATCCGCGAAAATAAGCAAGGCTTTATGGAAGTGCAAGATGATTTCCATTTAGCTACTGCTGCAGACATCGTTGCTGATCCTTCTGCACCTGACGCTTTTGTTCGTGGAATCATGGAAGGTGTTGAATGGGTGTGGGATAATGGTCTTCTCAAAGCACAAAAGCTTGAAGAAATGAAAACCACTATTAAGAAAACTTCACGTAAAAAACTTGAAGAAGCAAAGCTTAAAGTATTCAAAAATTTTATTGATGAATTAGTTAAAATATAAGGTTTAATAAATATACTAAAACCTAGTTAAAGGAGTTAATTACAATGAGTCTAAGAGACGTAATTAAAAATGTTCTTCAAGAAGAACTAAATGAAACAGCACCAGTTGGCGGTGGCGCTACTGGCGCTTCAATGGCCTCTGATCCTACCGGCGTTCAAGCTCAAGCCCCCGGCAACAGCAAGAAGCAGGGCGATGCAGCTTCTAAAGCTCTAAGCGATGGTGTTACTGGTATTGAAGACACAGATCCAGAAAACAACGTAAATACCGCTTCAGTTGGCGATGCTGCTAAAAATGCCGCAACAATTTCCGCTAAAGAACATATGGAACTTATGTTTGATGGCGAAGAACTTTCTGAAGAGTTCAAAGATAAAGCTTCAACACTTTTTGAAGCTGCTCTTTACTCAACACTTACTGAAGCTATTCAAGAGCTCGATGCTCTATATGAAGCTAAGCTTGTTGAAGAAGTTCAAGCCCTCGAAGAACAAACAACTCTACAGATTGCAGAACTAGTTGAACAGCTTGATAAGTATCTCAACTACGTTGCAGAAGAGTGGGTTAAGGAAAATGAAATTGCTATTCAGTCTTCACTCCGTTCTGAAGTAACTGAAGATTTCATTAACGGTCTAAAGAACCTATTTGTTGAACATTACATTGACATTCCAGAAGAGAAGGTTGATGTAGTAGAAGAGCTATCAAACCGTGTTCAGGAACTTGAAGAAGCTCTTAACGAAAAGCTCAATGAAAATATCGAACTAGTTAATCTTTTCAATGAAAAAGTTAGCGATGAGATTTTTTCTGAGGTTGCAGAAGGGTTAGCTGCCACTCAAATTGAGAAGCTAAAGACACTTTCTGAGGGTGTAGAATTTAATGACGTAGATACTTTTAAGAATAAATTGAACGTTATTAAAGAGACATATTTCCCATCAAATACCGTTAGAAAGACTTCACGTCTTCTCGAAGAGTCATTCGATGGCGAAGAGCCAAAGGTAACAACAGGTCCGATGGCTCAGTATATGAACGCCATTGCAAGAACTACTGTTAAGTAAAAAACATTTGTTGTATAAATAGAGAAATAGCAAATAATTAGTTGCTAACAAAGGAGAAAAACCAATGATTCTAACTGAAGAAGCTCAAAGAAAGTGGCAGCCAGTACTAGAGCACCCCGATCTACCAAAGATCACAGATGCTCATCGTCGCGCTGTAACCGCAGTAATCCTAGAAAACACAGAACAAGCTCTCCGTGAAACCGGTCGTCAGCTTGGTGGTCAGCGTCTTCTAGGCGAAGCAACTCACGCCAACCAAACTGGTGCTGACATTGACAACTTCGATCCAGTGCTTATTTCACTAGTTCGTCGTTCCATGCCAAACCTAATTGCCTATGATATCTGCGGCGTTCAGCCAATGACTGGTCCAACAGGCCTAATCTTTGCAATGCGTGCTAAGTACAGCAACTCCTCAAACTCCGGCGTAGAAGCATTCTACAACGAAGCCAATACGGGTTTTGCCACACTTACAGCTGGTTCCAACACAATTGGTCAGCAACACGTTGGTACAGTTCCTGGTAATACATCAGTAACTGCTAACCTTGCTTATGGCAACGCCTATAACTTTGGCACCGGCATGGCAACAGCCAATGCTGAAGCCCTAGGTATTTCCGGTGGCACATCTTTCCCAGAAATGGCTTTCTCCATTGAGAAGGTTACAGTTACTGCTAAGACACGTGCTCTAAAGGCTGAGTATACGATGGAACTAGCCCAGGACCTAAAAGCAATTCATGGTCTTGATGCTGAAACCGAACTAAGCAACATTCTTTCAGCTGAAATTCTTGCTGAAATCAATCGCGAAGTAGTTCGTACCATCAACCTATCTGCTGCTCGTGGTGCCAACACTGGTACAACAACACAGGGTATCTTCGACCTTGATACTGACTCCAACGGTCGTTGGTCAGTTGAAAAGTTCAAGGGCCTCATGTTCCAGGTTGAACGTGAATGTAATCAAATTGCAAAAGATACACGTCGGGGCAAGGGCAACCTAATCGTCTGCTCTTCTGACGTAGCTTCTGCTCTTCAGATGGCCGGCGTTCTCGACTATGCTCCTGCTCTAAACAGCAACCAGCTTAATGTCGATGACACAGGCAACACCTTTGCTGGTGTTCTAAATGGTCGCATTCGTGTATACGTTGATCCATATACCACTGGTAACTATCTAACAGTTGGTTATAAGGGTTCAAGTGCATTCGATGCCGGTATCTTCTATTGCCCATACGTTCCTCTCCAGATGGTTCGTGCAGTAGACCAGGGTTCATTCCAGCCAAAGATTGGCTTCAAGACCCGCTATGGTATCGTAGCCAATCCATTTGCACAGGGAACAACTGCTGGCCTAGGTGCAATTGCTGAAGATGTTAACCTATACTATCGCAGAGTGCTAGTTACCAACCTAATGTAAGATTAGGTACTTGTAACGTAAGAAGGGGACGCAAGTCCCCTTCTTTTTATAATAAGAATAAATCTTCTATGTTATTAGGGAGAACGCAATGTTCTCCTTTGTTTTATAAATATTGAAAAAGGAGAATCATTATGTCAGCGACAGATAATCAACCAGCAAACAAGAATTTCCTGTCTCCATTTGGTTATAAGTTTTCCGTTAAGAAGACTCCAAATATGAATTGGTTTATTCAATCGATAAACATTCCAACCGTCTCTCTTGCTAGAACAGATGTATCAAACCCATTTGTTGTGTTTCCTGTAGGCGGTGACCATCTCCGGTTTGATAATATATCTCTCACGTTTAGAGTTGATGAAGATTTAGCTAACTATAGAGAGATCTATAATTGGTTAACTGCAATAGGGTTTCCTGATACATTTGACCAATATAAAGATTTGGCCAATAAGACCTTTGGCGGTAATTCAGGCAATGCTTTACCTGGGTCTGGCGCTGCACTGTATTCTGATGCCACCTTAACAATACTCACTTCCGCAATGAATCCACACCTTGAAGTTACCTTCATAGACCTTTTCCCAATAGGGTTATCTGCACTTCAGTTTGATTCACGACTAACCGACATGCAATATGTTGAAGCCACCGCTACATTTGCCTGCAGAAAATTTAACATAAATATGCTTTAGGCTATATACATTATATGGACTGATGGATATAATCTACCTATCGGTTTTTCATAATAAAGTATATTAGTTATAATTGGTATAGTAATGAAATTAGAAGAAATACAAGATCTATGGACTAAGGATTGTCAGATAGATAGAACTGAATTAGGTGAAGAAAGTCTACGTGTATCTCAGTTACATTCAAAATACTTTAAGTTCTTTTCTGCTGAAAGACTTACTCTCAAGAAACTTGAAAAAGACTATAAAGTTCTTTACCGACATAAGTTTGAGTACTATAATGGATTTATCTCTCAAGAAATTCTGAGAGAGTTTGGTTGGGAACCTAATGGTCTTAAGATCCTTAAATCTGATGCTCATATATATCTAGATAGTGATAAAGATCTAATTGAACTCAGTCTAAAGATGGACTATCAGAAAGAAAAAATTGACTTTCTGGAAAACATCATCAAAAGTGTAAACAATCGCGGTTACCAACTGAAATCAGCGATTGACTGGGAGAAATTTAAAGTAGGAGCATAATGGAACTAATTCGTATTGAAAAGATTAATGAACTTTATGTGAAATTGAGATGTGAACCTTGGATGGCCAAGGAGATTGATTCATTCTTCACTTTTAAAGTCCCAGGATATCAGTTTACACCTGCATACCGTTCTGGTATGTGGAATGGTGAGATCCACCTTTTCAATACGTCTACTTGTCTTCTCTATGCTGGTCTTACTGAGTACATAGAGAAGTTTGCTCTAGAACGTGAGTATAAAGTAGAATACTTATATGATAACGCAGCTTTTGAGTTTAGTCTTGTTGATGCTAAACAAGAGATTCAGTCTTATGGTATCAAGATAGAACCAAGAGACTATCAAATAGAAGCATTTGCTCATGCCGTAAGAAACCATAGAGCAATGATGTTATCTCCTACGGCCTCAGGCAAATCTCTTATCATCTACCTCTTAATAAGATGGTATAGGTTCTTTAGGAATAAGATCCTCTTAATTGTTCCTACCACTTCACTTGTTCAACAGATGCATTCTGATTTCCAATCATATGGCTTTGACTCTGAAAAATATTGCCATATGATTTATTCTGGAAAAGAAAAAGAAACAAATCAACCTATCGTAATCACAACTTGGCAATCAGTCTATAAGATGCCTAAAGCTTGGTTCAATAAGTTTAATGTGGTGATTGGTGATGAAGCACATTTATTTAAAGCAAAGTCCTTAACTAAGATCCTATCCAATCTAGATCAATGCAAATACAGGTTTGGTTTTACAGGAACTCTTGATGGCACGCAGACTCATCGTTTGGTTCTTGAAGGCTTGTTTGGTCCAGTTAAAAAGGTTACTACCACAAAAGAACTGATGGATCAAAAGCACCTATCATCATTTAAGATTAAGTGTTTAGTTCTTAAGTATTCCGATGAAGAATGCAAATCCGTAAGCAAAATGAAGTATCAAGATGAAATAGACTTCATTGTTTCATCACAAAAAAGAAATAACTTCATTAAAAAACTTGCACTTTCTTTGAATGGAAACACTCTTTTGCTATTCCAATATATTGAAAAACATGGTAAAATACTATACGATCTGATCTCTAGTTCTGTCGAATCAGGCAGACAAGTATATTTTGTTCATGGTGGAATAGGTGCAAGCGATCGTGAAGACATTCGGCGACTTGTTGAGATGGAAAAAGATGCAATCATTATTGCTTCGTATGGCACATTCTCAACAGGTATTAATATTCGTAATCTTCATAACATTATCTTTGCTTCTCCTTCCAAATCAAGAATCAGGAATCTTCAGTCAATTGGTCGTGGTCTAAGATTAGGTGAGAATAAAGATGGTTGTGTTCTATTTGATCTTGCAGACGATTTAACGTGGAAAGCAAAGAAGAACTACAGTTTAGATCACTTTGTAGAAAGAATGAAGATCTACAATGAAGAAAAATTTGAATCAAAAATTTATAGTATAGGCTTAACATGAAATATTACAAAGTATTGAAACTTTCAAATGGCGATGATGTGATTGGTTTGATTGATGGTGAGTATGATGATCCTACTGTTTATCGTATTGAAAAGCCATTGACGATCTATAACATGACACTTGATAATGGATCAACGGCTCTATATTTAAAGAGTTATTCCGTATTGTGTAATGGTGATTTTGCTTCAATCTTTAAGAATCAAGTAATTAGTTCATATACGCCAAGTCCTACATTCATTAACTTTTATGATGTTATGGTTCAATATTCAGAACTATTTTCTATTCCAGAAACTATTGCTGGTGCTACTGCTGCTACTCTTATTTTACAAGACGCAATCAAACGAAAACTTCGGAGAGAAAAAGATGATTTGCCTACATCAAAATCAAAATTAACTCCAAAGAATAAAGTAACACACTAAGGCATAAACATGAGAACAACAACTCACTACGTAGATAACAAAAAATTATTTGAAGAACTTTCAAAGCATAGAGTTTTAGTTTTAGAAGCAAAAGAAAATAAGACTCCTAAACCTAGACTTTCAAACTACGTAGGTGAGTGTATCTTATTGATTGCAAACAAACTTTCTAACCGACCAAATTTTATCAACTACCCATTTAAAGATGAAATGATTAGTGATGGTATAGAAAATTGTTTGATGTATATTGATAACTTTGATCCTGCCAAATCCAGTAATCCATTTGCTTACATTACTCAAATTGTATATTTTGCTTTTATTCGACGAATCACTAAAGAAAAGAAGCATTTATATACTAAACATAAGTTGATTGAAAGCTCAATGATTCACAATGACCATATCGAACAAAGTGAATGGAATGAAAAAACAGAACAACACTACTATGAAAATGAACACATGAATGACTTTGTTCGTTCATTTGAAGAAACAATGAATAAGAAAAAGAAACTTAAAGAACCAGTTGGTATAGAACACTTCATTGAAGAAGACATTAATGAATTGATTTCTGAAATCGCAGTGAAGGAAGAAATTTAATAAATATCATTGATATATCCAAACGTATTGGGAAATGATAATGATGTTTATAGAAAACAAATATACCAAATGGTATAATAATCTTGTAAAAAAAGCAAAAGTGCGTTCTGTATTGAGGTCGCCGGTTGGTCTATATGAAAAACATCACATAATTCCAAAGTGCTGCGGCGGTAATAATGACCGTTCAAATCTAGTTTGTTTAACTCCTAGAGAACATTTTATAGCGCATCTTCTTTTGACAAAGATGGTTTCTGATAAAAATTTAATGATAAGATTGTCTTGGGCATTACATAGAATGGTTTTTAGTGTTCAAGGAACTTCTAGGTTATATGAACATTATAGAAAATATTGGTCTGAATTTCAGAAAAATAATCATCATGCTCATAGAGAAGATAATGAAAATTATAGAAAAAAGTTAAGTGATATTGTTAGTAAACATTGGGAAGATGCCGATGAAAGAAGGCATAATGTTTCTATAAGAATGAAAAATACAATGGAGACGATGAAAAATGAAGATCCAGAATTTTTTTATAAAAGGCAAAAACAATATGCTAAATTAGGTGGGCAAGCGGCTAGTCAAAAAAACTCAATTAAAATAGAATATAAAGGATCAATATATCTTGGTTGGAAAAATTTGTTAGAACAAACCAATATTTCTAAACATTTATATAAAAAATATTATTTAAATGGACAAGACCCTGAACTTAGAATAGGTGCAGATGGTCCGGTCCCTAACGCTGGGGCAAGAACCTCAGAAGGAGGAAAATCAGATGACTCAAATCGCTTTAGTTACTGATACACACTTTCGGTTGTCGTAATGACAGTCCAGTATTTGCTGAACATATTTCAAAGTTCTATAAAGAAGTATTCTTTCCATATCTAGAAGAGCATGGAATAAACTATGTTGTTCATCTTGGTGATATTGTAGATCGACGTAAGTACATCAATTTTGTTACTGCTAAAAATTTAGATAATGATTTCATTGAGCCAATCTATAAGAATAAGTTGTTTTTACACGCAATCATTGGAAATCATGATACGTATTTTAAGAATACGAATGAAATTAACTCAATGAATGTATTATATCGCGATAATGCTCATTTTAACTATTATTCTGAACCTACAGAATTTAGTATTGATGGTTGTAAGATTTTATTCATGCCGTGGATTTGTTCTGATAATTATGAACAATGTATGTCTGCTATTGAAATGACAGATGCTCAAGTTCTATTTGGACACCTTGAATTAAATGGTTTTGAGATGTATAAAGGCTCACCTAACAATCATGGCTTTGATCCAAAGCTTTTTGATAAGTTTGATATTGTATGTTCAGGTCACTTTCACCATAAGTCAAGCAAAGGCAATATCAATTATTTAGGTGCACCCTATGAAATGACATGGTCAGACTATGACGATCCACGTGGGTTTCATGTATTCGAT